CCGGAATTGGAGCCATATCAGGCACGGTTTTGGTCACGAGTAAGTTGTTTACATGGGCCACTAAGAATGAGATTGAAGATCAAGCCAAATATTCCACCTCAGGAAAATTGAAAGCAGTTGTAAAGAAACCTAATTCAGTTTTGAAACAGGCGGAAGTTTTGGAAGCTCAAGTTTCGGACGATGACATCATGTCCATTCGCCGAAATTGTGTCGAAGTAGAGATAGGAGGAGCACAGGTTTGGAAGTCAAATGGAATTTTTGTTTGCAATAATTGGCTCTTGATGACCAAGCATATGATTTGGATTGCCCAAAACGACCCCAGTCGCCCCTTGAGATTTCGGCGCAAAGACCACATCTGGACCACTGTTGTTAAGTATACAGTTTATGATTCAGATGATGAAGCAGTTTTGGTCAAGATTGAAGACAATATCGCCCCATTTAAAGACATCCGTCACCGGTTTTTGACTCGTGAGGATGTCAATGCTGGCCTGTGGGCAAGGGCACCTGGGAGATTTGTTAGCAGTACCCGAGATGCGATTGCTGAGAATATTCGACCCTTGGATCGTTCTTCTATTTCCGTGCAGGATGGTTCTAATGTCTATTCCGCAGAATACTTCGAAGGAACTGTACATGCAGATGCTGTGACCTCTAAAGGAGACTGTGGCTCAGTCCTTTTAGTTCTTGGCCGCGGTAGCGGTGTTATCATGGGACTCCATTATGGTTTTTCACATTCACTCCAAAGATCAGCTTACACTATCATCACCTATGAACGTTTGTCGTTACTTACCCCCCCTGAACCGTCTAACCTGGGGAGTAAGTCATCGTCATTTGAACCACAGGTGTGCGATCCTCATTGTGCTAATGGTCTGGTGAGACTTTACTATGTGCCATCCAAGCATGAACCTTTGGCAAGGACAAATTATTATATTTCACCTATAGCCAATGAACTTTTTAACCTTAAAGGAGAGAAAATTCCCATTGCCTCTTCTCCTGCAAGAGGGGATACTTACGAGTACCAAGGTAAGACTATTGGTCCTGATACCAAGTGGTCTGAGGGCATGGAATCACGAGTCCCCGTCTATTACCCAGAAGAATGGCATGAGGAGTATGCCCAAG